CTAGACTGACCTAATACGCGAGTTAATGTTGTGCCTGACGAGGTATATACGCCGGTGCCGTATTCAAAATCTGAGGCTTGTTCAATAACATAACTAACAGTGTCACCATTAGCTACGCCAGCTGATGCAAACGACTGATAGCCAGGAGACGCAGAGCCAAGCGTGATAGTTCCAGTGCCAGTTGTGGCAGTGGACATTTTTGCTCGGTTGTAAAGTTTCACCATTGCTTGGCGCTCGCTTTATTAGCCGTGGGTAATCGTGCCAGAGGTTAATGAAACCAACTGACCTACAGAGACTGATGTGGCGTTAATGATAATGTCTGCTGCACTTGTTCCTACAGTCAGGCCAGAAACAACTGCCGTTCCAGAGTTGTTACGGATTTCAGCAAGAGCAGCCGTTCCCGTTCCAGTAGCTGTGGCAGTCAAAGGTGTGCCAGATATCGTCAACACTGCGCCAGCAACAGTTCCGGGCGTCGTAGATAATGGAAACGAAGCTAAAACGCCGGTAGCGCCAGAAAGTGCAGACGTTCCAATTACAAGAACGCCAGCAGTTGCCGTTCCTGTAGAAGCAGCTGCCGTTTTACCAGCAATCAAGTCGGCAACTAACTGCATACGATTAGTTTTAAGTGTAGCGTTGTAAGTTACAGCCATTTCTATAATCCCTTAAAGCATTCCAACGATATTCGTTGCAGTGGTTCCAGTTGCCAAAATCTGTTTGACGCGGATTTCTAACTGCGTGCCGACAGGAACAGCAGTAAAGGTGACTGTGTTTCCAGCCTCAGTTACGACTGCAAGATTTCCAGCGCCGCCAACATACAAGCGCGTGAAAACATTAGGCGCAGTGTCTGATGTGGTAACAGCAGCAGCCGTATCTGGAGTTAGAGATGATATCTGAGTAGCAGGCATAAGATGTTCCTTTTAGAAACTGCGACGTGCGGCAACGAGTTTAGATTGCGGCCTTGTGGCGCGATCTGCCTCAACCTCAATGTCTTTTAAGATTGTCTGATAGGCGCTATCCCAAACAGGTATGCGCTCATCTGCCTTTAGATACGGAGCCGTATGCACAAGCGCGCCGTAAAGATATAAATCTGGGTAACGAGACAACGCCCAGTTGGTTGTCGTCTGATTATTTAATGGATTAAGCCGAGCGTAATACCAAAGGTCTAATTGCTCTGGCGCTTCTTGACCTGGCGCAGGAATAATTCTCAGTCTATTACCAACGATTGTATAATATGTTTGGTTTCCAATCGGGGAATAATAAGGTGGAATAATTGGTAAAGGTGATTGGTCTGGGTTCCATCCTAATGATTGAACCGTCATTGATTGGTCTGGCGTAATATATGTTATTGCATTCGATGTATTCTGATCCATCAGCTGATAGACAGATACAAAATCAAGCGGCATCGGGACATAATTATCAATAACCGAGGCTTGAGCGCGGTTAATCATAAATGGGTGTTTAACCCTAGCCATATCTCGTTGAATGCGTGCAGTTGCTAACGTAACAAAATCTGGAATAACAGCCGTCATATCCATCCGGTTCAAAGTATCTGCGATCTTATTGCAGAGGCCTTGAAAGTCAGCCGTAAATGTTGGGTTAGCAAAGACTGTCAAAGCGAAATATCCCTTGTAAGGAACGGTCGGCCTTCATTCATCAGCCACTGAAACAAGCGCTTTTTGTCTTGCCAGATGCCTTTTGCGACTAAATCTGATTGAATAAGCATCGGGATTGACGCGATCTTTACATCGTCGCCAAGTCGCTCGTGCTTTGAATGTTCCATTCTGCTTTCGTGAGCAGCTTTCAGAATGTGATCAACATCCTGAGTTGCTTCGAGGTGCATACCGCCTTCGTTATCAATAACAAGACGCTGACGAACACCATTTACTGGATCGTAATCAAAATTGGGGTCGTCTAATTGACGGTATTTCTCAGCCATTGTTTAGCCCATAAAAAAAGGGCCGCTGTGAAGCGACCCTTCTGGTAGTTGATGTAAGTTACGATCAGCTGTTCGTAATATTCGCTACAACTGCGTGAGCGTAAGGCGAGTTGATAACAAGCGTGTATTCGCAGAGAAGCTGCGAACGCTTACTATCGCCTGTGCGTGCCAGCTCAGTGCGCTGGAACGGACGCAGATAAGCAACCTTCGCATAATCTGGATCTACAAAGTATGCGAATGCACCGTTACAGAAGAGCGAAGGAACGATATCGAGCGCACCAAAGTCGGACAGATAAACGTCAGCCGAGCCAACAATGGTAGCATTACCATTCTTAACATCGGTATTAACGCGCGTCTGAGACAAGCCAGCGAAGCCAGAAACGCGGGTCTTATTGACCGGCGAAACAAGCATCATCTTAGGCTCACCGCCCTTTTGATACATATTGCGGATAGCATCTTTTAGGTTTGTTTCCGTAAAAGCAGCTGAGCCGCTCGTAAGCGTCCAGGCAGTCGTTGGTGCTCCACTTACCGTAGAAGCGCCGCCAGAATACGCTGGGCCGGTTACGGTGCCTACAACGATGCCGTTACCAGCAGGCGTCTGAGCAGTCGTTTTAATCCACGTTGGGAAACCAGCGAGTTTACGAGCCGTTGAAGCATCGCCAGCAACCGCCGCCTGGTTTGACAGGAGGATGGTTTCCATATCGCGCTTAAGCTCTTTGCCGTGTTTAGCAATGAGGTAAGCCTCAATGGTTTTCATACCGGCTGCGTCTACAGCGCCAGACGTTCCAGAGACGTTTAACGTCTTCGTGGAGATCTGCGTGTAGTTGCCGCAACGTGAAGGAGCAGTAAATGACGTATCAGTAGCGTCTGCGCCTTCGATTGCCGCATTCGAGCCGTTAGCATCGGCAAGAATATCGGTCTGCCATTCGTGGTAGGTATTGTCCGCAGATGTGCGGCCAACATTGTTCATAAAAGCCGTTTTAGTTGGGCTGATATTGTAAATGATATCTTCCAAATCCTCGCGGATTGAAGAAGAATAGTCATACCGAGTTACGGTAGCCATAGTCTTTAGTCCTATTACAAGAGTGCTTTGATAGCCGCTGCTGCATCTTCAACGCGGCCTGATGAGGCGAGACGTTTCCGAGCTTCAAAGGCGTCTCTGTTTCTCTTCGTCTGAGGCTGAGCCGGCGCGGGACTAGGTTTCAAAGCTTTTTCAAGTGGCGGGGCATTCGGACGCGGTTTGCTTTTTGATTGCAATTCGCGCCAGCGCATTCCATCCGCTGCAATCGCAACAAGGCGAGCGTCATAGGCCTGATTAATCTCGTCATCCGAGAAACCGCGACCTCTGAGATAGTCTCTTACCTTTGGGCGATCTCGCTCGTAAGCTTTTTGATCTTTCCACTCTGGCACAAGTTCGGGGAGCTTCGACGCATTCTCGGCCACATAGGCTTTGATTTTTTGCGCCTGCTCGACCTGATCTTTCTGCTGCATTCTCTGCGCTTCTGACGCAGCCGCCTGCAGATCGGCCATAGCCGCCTCGTAGTTTTCCTTGCTACGAAGATAGGCTGAAGGGTTTTCATCAATCAGACGCGGATCAGGTGGCGGCGGCAGGGTTGCCTGCATCCGCTGAACCATCACCGGCAACAATTGAGAGTAAATTTTCTCACTCTCTTGAGCTTGTTGCAGCGTTGAATGAAATTCTTTCCGCTCAGCCGCGAGGGCCATTTGCTTTTCGGTGTAATCCTTATTGCGCTGATAGCCGTTTAAAGCTTCTTTCAGCGTGACCTGTTCTTCCTTGCCGTTAATTTTAACGGTGTAGAGCGGTTCTGGCTGATCGTCGCCTTCGTCTGTTTCATCGCTTTCGGGTGTTGAGGCGTCTTCTGCGTCGTCATCTTCATCAGAAGCTAACGGCGTCTCTGCAGAATTATCCTCGTCGGCAGCTGGTTGATCTTGATCATCCGTTGCCGCCTCTGATGCTGTGACCGTTACATCTGGCTGTTGCCGTTTCTCGTGCTTTTTGCCCGACAGCAAAGCTTCAATTTTGGACGCAGCTTCCTCTACGGTGCCGGTGCTTTCGCTTGCCGGCATCGTCTGAGTATCTTCAGACATTTATTTACTCTGGGTTGCTCAGCGATCAGGCGTGTGGAGACGAGACAATTTCTCTCGCTGTTCCGCTTGTGCCTTCGTGAGTTTCATCGACTCAATGATCGCTACAAATTTGTTTTTGAATGTGCGCGCGCCACGAACTAAGCCGTAAGCTTCTTCACGCTCTTGAGCCGTTTTAAATTGACCATTCGCCCACTGTTCTATTGTCTGGGCTTCCAGCTCACTCATCGCCTTTTGAAAGGCTTCAGACGTGAGGATATTGTCCGCTTGCCGAGCAAGACGGTAAATGTCTTCTTCCATTAATTAAGTTCTTACCTATTGCGGCGTCATAGGCGCGGGCGCCATAGGCTGTTGTGGTTGTTGCATAGGCTGTTGTTGTGGTTGCGGCTGTTGACCGCCCTGCCCCTGCAAACCAATTTGAGAAAGCACCTGCGCATTCGCCATCTTCTCATTATCAATCAGTGATTGAGCGAGAGATTGAACGTCTGGTCGAGGTTGCCGCGTCATTTGGATAATAGAAGGCCAATCAACCTGTTGACCGCCCTTGGCTGCAATCTCTGCAGCTTTAAGGATAATATCCGCTTCCATCTGGTCGCGTTTTAGATCTGCATCCAATTGCAATTGTGCGCGATCGATCGCCAGCTGTTGCAATTTTGCATAAGTCTCAGCCTGCGCCTTGGCCATTTCGACCTCGGCAAGCAACTGATTTGGATCTTTCTGATTTGCCTTGGCTGCAGCTTGAGCTTGAGCCAATTGCATCTCTTGCTCTGGGCTAATCGGAGAAAAGAAGCTGTCTGGATTTTTATAACCAGCTTTTCTTACAATCTGCGCGAGGGTGTTTTGATATTGGCTGAGCTTAACGAGAGGATTGTCCATCCCCATCGTTTGAATAATCTGCTCTTGCTTTTGTGCAACAGTCGTCAGGAATGCCATCTGCTGGCTATCATCACCGCGGCCCAGTGCGACAGACACAGTGCAGTCCATATCCGCGTCCCAGGTAGTGGGATCGATCGGCGTCCATTCACCGCGCAAACGAATAAGCAGAGGTTTGTCTTGATGCTGTGTAATAAGCTTCAGCAAGCCTCTAAACAGCTGACGCATACCGTTTTCAGCAAAAGTCCGAGCGATAATCTCGATCCGCTCTTGAGCTGCGCTGATTTGCGCACTCACTGCGCTTGCAGTCGTCGATTGTAAAAGCTCGGCGTCTAGACCTTGAGAAGCAGGCGTGACGCCCGTTCTCTGAGCTTTAATCTCGTCCAAATATTGGATAATTGGCATCGCCGATTGACCAACAAACGGCGTAGAAAGATCCTGCACTGCGCCCATCTGGCGCATACGGATGATGGAGCCAACCTCTTTATTCAACACATCATCAATATTCGCCTGGCCTTCAACAACTGCTGTGCGAGGGAAGATTGATTGGGCTAAACTGTCCAAGGTAGCGCGTAATACGTGAGATTTAATTCTCTGCAGATCCATTGTCACATCAGCGATCGAGTGACCAAAGATTGCGTGCGGCTCTGGATCTGGGCAAAACAGCGCAAACGGCGCGTGATCTACAACGTAATCTTTTAGAACAAAGCAGTCTCTGCCTATGCACTCAATGCAACGCAGTTCCGCAATGCCGTCACCGTCGCGATCAATACGCATATAAATACGCATATATTTTACGCGTCGGAGCGCCGGATCGTCATTATCTGTTGGAAAATATGTTCCGCGATTACGCTCAAAATCTTCCATTTGAGCGATCCAGAGATTGTCCTCTCCAGGCGAGCCGTGTTCTAAAACGTCTTCCTCGTTGTAACCCATCTCGATGAGCTCTGAGACGGTAACAAGGTCGCGATATCCAACAAGATCGAAGAATTTATCTGTGTCTCTCGCTCGGCGATCGCAAATAAAGCATTCGGGAGGAAGAGCTCTTACTCGATATTTTCTTTGCTGATCAACCAGCCTTACGCGCACCGTATAGGTCTGCTGGTAAGGGGGAATAATCTGCTCAGCTATAATATCAAGAAATTCAACGCCTGGGTTTTGCTGTTGGAAAAGGGTGATTTCCTCGTCCAGCAATCCAGAAAATTCTTTTTCAATTACGCGGTCTTCGCTCTCTGCCCACCAAGTTACGATACCGAGTTTTTTTAGTAGAGCATCTTTAAACGCACTATACAGGATCTGAAATCCTGGGTTCATATCGTTAAAGACAAAATTAATTGCGTCACTTGCCTGATCAGCAATTTTAACGTCTTCAGCCGTTCGCGGCATATATTCAACGATGCGTTGACCTGATGTAAAAATCCTCATCAGGCTAGGCATAATTGATTGGATCGTGTCTCTAACCTCAGAGAGAACTACCTGAGATCGGCCAGCTTCCTCGTCCCCAAATGGAGCTGCGCGATAATACTCAGCCGCTTGAACGCGAGCTGGCGTAATTAGCGTGTCAATATATGTCTCAGCCGCCTGGACGGCGATACCAACTCGATTTTGAAATTCTGTCTCATCGAGTGGATTGAGTTTCTGTCTAATGTCGGAATTGCCAGGGCCGTAAGAATTATTATTCTCTTCTTCGTCCTCGTCATCCTCAACGCCAATATCTTCTACTGCATCCTCGTCGCCTAGCTCTACGGGAGCAGTGTCAAGATATGCAGCCTGTCCCGCATCCATCGGTGACGGGGATGCGCGGCGGCGTCTTCTACGAGCCATTCAATTTCCTATTTTAACAGATTGCTACGCCGCGTCTTAAGGGCTTGCCAGGGAGCCACTTGAGCGCCCTGCCGCCAACTACGGCTGCTTGTCCCGCAAAGGTTAAACAGAGCGCGTCCGCAATATCGGGAGATCTCATTCCCCGCCGCTTCATCTCGCTTTTGCCTTCGACTTTAATTTTACCGTTAGATGTAAAGCTATATGTCGGGCCTAAGAGCTCAGCTCTCAAATCAGCGTCTTTTGGTATCTTTACTGCCCTGGTATCCAACCAATCTTTTACAGCAATCCAGAGCTCATCTCTTAACCTTGCTGCAGACTGATTTAGCGCGACACTTTCCGAGACATTAACGTCTCGAACATTGTGGCCAAGTTCACGCAGGCGATCAGCAACGCCACCGCCAAGACCAATGCTATCCACACAAATCTCGTAAGGATGATCGATGCTAGCCTCGTGAACAATTCTGCCCACCGTCCCCATCAGATCTTCGCCTGACCAGAATTTGTAACCCAGAGCTACGTTTCCGCGTCTCTTGAAAATTACAGTCCTATCAGATCCAAAACGCGCAACGTCAACGCCGTAAATTAACGGCTCTTCAGCATTCAGAACGATGTCTCGATTTTGCGCCGTATCAACCAGATCAGCCGCAATCAGACTATCATCGTCACGTAACGCAAACTCGCCGAGCACTCTTACTCGAAAGGCGTTTGAGCCCTCTCCATAAGTCGCCTTAATCTGCTCGATAAAGTCTCGGCTAACCAGAGGATTGTCTAAACAGCTTACGTGGAGCGTTTTCCAATCACTTGATAGTTGATGATGCGTTTTAAAAAATAACCCAGTGTTTCTTGTTGGGTTTCCGATTAGAACGGTCGTCGCCTCGTGGCCCGACATCGAGCCGGCTGCGCTTTCAAAGACCGCTTCTGGAATAGCTGACGCCTCATCGCAAATAAGGAGAACGTGCTCAGAATGCACGCCAGCAAGAGCTTCTGGACGTTCTGCACTTGATGTCCTCGCGCTTATAAAGGAGCTCTCTGGAGCGCCCTTAGAAATTATGCGATCGGTAAAAACGTCGATGCTTTCTCGTAAAGGTTCGGGCAATTTATTTGCCCAGTGTTTTACCTCTGAGAAAAGCGCATCAAATAATTGGCCAGCAGTTGGTGCAGTGCAGACGCTCTTCTGCGGCATCCGCGTCATCATATGCCAGATTAACGCAACCGCGCAGACTGCAGACTTTCCAACGCCGTGGCCAGCTCTGACAGATATTCTTCGCTCGCCTTTGGCAAGCAGTCCTAAAAACTCTTCCTGCCAAGGTAGAGGCTCAAAACCTAAAACATTCTTTGCAAATAAAACGGGCTCGTCGCGGTAGGCCTCGATGAATGTCTCTAAGGCCTCATTCAGATCTGCCACTTGACTATTGATCCCTAAGTATCATAAGATAATTGGTCAGGAGATCGTTATGACAAAGCTAGAATTGCATAAAAACATTATGGACAATGTTTGGAGCCTTTATGTCCAGGCATCCGTAGATGCAAACTGGATTGCTATGCCAGAGCATATTGAGAAAATTCACGATAAGATTAACGAGCTAGTTTTAGAA